CCGGACCTCTCACACCACCCTTAATCTACCTCTACTGCGTAGCTTACAAGAGCGCCAGTCATCGGATAGCGAGAGCGTAATAGCTCAATCGCCTTCCGTTTAATGACCTCTGAGACTAACTCACCACCTCGTTTTAGGAGATGGGAAGCTGACGAAGTTATCATATTAGCGACGCCAGTCACCACTGGGTTAGCAGGCGGCGGCGGTGTCGAGAGCATGGTCATCGAGTTTGTGTCGTCAAACATAAGCTCGTAATGAACCCAAAACTCAACCTCGACCGCAATCGGAACGCTAACGGGGCCTCCAGAAAGGAATATTGACACTGGCGTGAATCCACTACCACTCCACGCTTCGACGTTGGTGCTAGGAGTAGCACCAGCGGACGAATAGAAGTTGGTGGGTGGACTCGATGAGTGCGGACATATAATACACACTTCTTTGCAGTCCTGCAAGGGAATATCCATAGCCTCAGAGCGACTATAGCTAAAGCCATTGAACGCATTGAGGCCGGCACCATTCTCCTGCGCTAAACTGCGAATGTGTAACATGCCCGACGAACTCAAAGGCGCCGTAACATTTCGCAACTTTGCTCCACAAGAGACGATCCTATAAAGGCTCGTCCCCGAGAAAGTTGCTGTGTTGACTGGCGCACCAGGTAGTGTAATGTCCCCATTTGTGGCAACCGTCGCTGCCGTAATAAACGGTAGATAAGTGTATGAGGGATAGAGCAAGATAGCGCCTACACCATTTGAATCGGATCCAATGATGGTTCTGCCGTGGAAACTCCAGGCAAGGGTTCGCAAGGAACTGTCATCTGGGTACTTAGAACCCACAGCGTGCTTACAGAAAGGATCAGTAAGCCCACAAATCTGATGCACAAGTCCGGCAGGAACCGAACCACCGGAACCGGCTTTACGTCGACGTCTAGTCTTAGTCGAGCCAGTTTGGACCGATACGGTTTGTGCGGGCGGTTTAGCATTGCTCTTTCTCTTCGCCATCGTACTAATTACAATATAGAGTCAACTATGTTACAATTTTCGTGCTCCCATCCGCTGCACGAGTCACGCCGAGTCCTCTGAGACGTCGGAAACAACGTCAAGGTACTCTTTAAGCTTCGGGTCATTAGCAAACTCGAACTTGAACTGCTCCAAGAACTCCGGTGTGATCTCTTTGGATAGCAACCGGAACAGCCCCTTAATGCCGTTCAACGGAATCGCCTTCCCATCTCGAAAGATGTGAGAACAGAACTCGAAATTCTGGTCGTCCGAGTAGTCTACAACTCTAAACCCTAAGCCCCTGTACTTTTCCACGGCATTATCGACGTGTTCCTCAACACAATCGTCGCCCATCGTCATCGCGAAATCGGCACCGATCAAGGCCGCTAAGAAGGCTCGCTGACGCGAGTTCATCGAAGCAGTCAAGTACGATCCCGACTTCATGACTCCGGGCTCCAACTGTTCAAAACACTGGCCGGAAGACGTCACAAAGACACAACGAGCGAGGGTATACAGACAGTTTCTCATCATGCGAGCCAGAACACAGTCGCTGGTAATACCATACAACTTAATTCTTGCTTCAGCCTCGAAGTCAAACTGCCAACCCTGTACGCTCCAGTCGAAACCTTTAACGTCATTCGAACGCAACATACCCTTTTGGCAACGCTTTGTGTACTCGAAGATCGCATCAACCTGCTCTTGATTTGCAAGTCCCATGCCAGCCTTGGAAGGAATATTCTCCCAATGCTCGATCTCGAGTTCATTCTGCGCGCTGAAAAGGATGCGCTCCACCAGCTCGTCGACAATACTACAACTAGAAATCAACCGAAAGCGGCCATCAGCGATCTTTTGACGCGTGTGAGGCTCATTCTTAATGAACAAGCGCACAGCATCACGATAACCGCCACGCCACAACTGAAGAGGAGTCCAGTTCGACTCACTCAATTCAGCGGATGCGAGCAATCGTAGCCGTTGTTGAACAGCCTCGACTAAGAGATCGCCGTGTTGATCCACAATGTCCCGTTTAGTTCGACCAAGGGGAGCAAAAGGCAGACCAGGGCTTCCTTCGAGGTTAAGACTCTTGAAAAGAGACTTAATCGCGTTGGAATCAACCGATCCGTCATCGTACACCTTTGGAACACAAGCGGGAGCCGGTTTGGGATAACGCGGCAACACTCTGCTCAGCACCTCTTCCAGTTTCTCTCTAGGTGGTACAGAAGAAACCACCCGCCCAGTCGCCTGATGGGCCAAACTCCTCAACTCGTTCCGTCCTCCGCGTACTGGCCAAGCATACTCCAACAACTCCGGAACTCTCTCGCTTGCGCGTTTGAGCTTCGTCGTCATCTTCTTCGCTGGCACCGCTTTGGACCCTACTGCAAAGGCATTTCCGCAGTGTCTAAACCCACGGATACCTTCGACTTCTTCTTCGCCTTGCTTCGACTCCGTTTGGAATTGGATGCCGTCGAAGAGGTTACCGAGGACTCCGCCACATCTTGGCTGGCTGGGGCTTTCGAGGATGTCGCCTGATCCCCAGGGTTCAGGCTCCTCTCGAAATGGTCTCCTTTAGCGTGGGAATCGTCGGGTGCGAATGACACACCAGACTCCTTGCGTTTGGGAAAGCCACTAGACAACTTCCGTACAGGCGCATCTGTAAGGCTCTCGTCGTCACTCTCATCATGAGGTTCGACGGCAGACTTGCCCGACTCGTACTCGTTATCATTCCAGTCCTCCATCTCCTGCTCAAGCTGTTCCAGGAATTCCATCTCAGCATCGTACCAGTTCTCTCCCATCTTCAAAGGACCCATATCACTGGCGACCTTATCGTACAGAAAAGCGTTACTCTTCGTAAACCTAATACGACTCACGGTGTTATCACCATGATAGATAGAACCAAGTCCCAAGTAGTAATTCTCAGCACTTCCTTCCACAGCCTCGTCATAATCCATCCGGTTGTTAAATCGGAACTCATCACGGTCAAACTGTTCGCCTTCATCGAGATATTTACCTCTGTAAACATGTCGACTGCGGTCGGACCAGGTCTCAAACTCTTTCGCTCCTAAGAAAATAAATTCTGTAGGATGACCATAGTTGAAACCACCTTCCGTACCCGCATGAATACCAACAATCTTTCCGTTAGATATGACAGGAGCACCCGAGAAACCCGGCAACGTCGAAGCCGTATAGAAAAACCTAACGCCCTTCGCCTTGACAACCACACCATGCGAACTCACAAGGTTATTAGCCTCGTTCATTCCGAACACCGTAATACCAGCTCCAGCCTGCAGTTTAGCACAAACACCCTTTGTTAAACCCAACACTGCGAAGATCGCTTGCTCCTTCGGTTGTAGAACGACAAAATCGAACTGAACCGATAGGGATGCGAGCTTCCACTTATCGGGAGTGAGTGCAATGCGCTTGCTCCATTCTCCTTGACGAAGAACGTGCAGCCGCTTCTGAAACTTAATCACCTGCATCCAGACATGGTACGACATCACCAGCGAACTTCCCACACGAAAACAACACCCGAGAATTTGACTCTCGTAGGCTATGAACGTTTGGTAGCTTGGGACTGATTCCGCCTTGCTAAATGGATTTCCCGGTAGAGCCATTTCCTTCTTCGGTTGCTGCGACTTTGACTTTGCCGCAACCGTCGAAAAGAGAACCAGATCATGCATCTCCTCAGAGGTTAGGGATACGAGGGTTCGCGTCCCCGACAACTCCGCTTCAATGTAGACCTGATTGTCGAAAATGGTTAACTTTCCTTTCAAAACACATGGAGCCTCTAGGTCACACTCTTCCATTTCTGAGTTGAGTATCTGCAACCTACGACGTTCCACGATAGCTTTCAGCGAAATCCAAATGAGCCAACTTACAGTGAACAACATGCAGAAGATAATCACATACAAATAGCCATAATAGCTTAAGTGAGTGATCGTCCATTGCACATTCTCACCGACCCATTCGGCGAGATTCATGCCACAATCCAAAACTAGTCCATAGTATCGCAGCAGCCATTCCTTACTCCAAACTAATGGAGCCAGGAACAACGCAAACAACACGTTGACAACGCCTGAGATTAGCACTAAGTTTAATTGCATCTTTAAACGTATTTAGAGAAGCCTCT